TAGTGTGCTGCATTTTAGCCATTTAAAAAACGATAGTGCGCTTGCAAAAGAACTCAATGTTACAAAACAGGCTTTATCTAGGTGGCGTATCTCAGGAATAGTTCCCGCGCAGAGGGCATTAGAGATGGATTTATTGACAAAGGGGCGGGTAAGTTGGCGACAACTATGCCCGAAAATAGTGGATAGAGTAGAGGCTATAGATTAATGAATTTTAATATGAAAAATTTTAAGTTCCATACAATAAAAATACTTGCTTACTTTTTTTTAAAGTTGGGGTATTTTTTTAAGTTTCTTAAAAACCAATGTGATAAAGCGGAGTTGTATTTAATAAGTTTATCAGTCAAATATATGTAGTTTGACGATGAATTTTTTAAAAGATTACGGTTATGACCTAATCAAACAAGGGTACGACATTGTTCCCATAATGAAGAA